TGTATACGAATGATTGGATATATTTTTCTAAAAGTATGAAATAAAGCAGAGATTGCTTCTTTCAAAGAACAGGGTTGTAAACAAATGGTACCTACCCAATCTAAAATCGTTTGGGTATTTTCTACTTCAAATGTATTTTTGAAAAACAAAATTGCTTTATCATAATAAAAAATAGTCAATTGTTTATGCTTGATCATGTACATCATTTGATCTAAAGAAGGAATAACTTGACAAGGAAATTTATGTTTCCATAAATAATAATCATGGTAAATCATTTCTGACGTTGCTCGTATTATTTTTTTAGGTAATTGATAACTACGAAACGTATCTGATTTTATCCATTGAATGGAATAATGAACAAGTGGTTTTAAAAGAGGTATTTTTGTAGGAGATGAAAAAATGGCAACTGGACATTTTGTTTTGATAGCTCGTAAATATTCATGGGTTTGAAATAGTTCATGCCTATGTGAATCTGAATACATTTCAGTATGATAATAAGCTTGTTTACATAAAGAAAAGTTTACCTTTTTACTAACTAAACAGCCTTGAATCCCTGACTTTACATAAACTGTAATAAACGTATTCAATAAATGATTTTTTATACATTCATCCGTTTTAAAATAAGATGCTTTTTTTTGAATGTAGTGGATGACCTCATCATTACATTCCGTTTCAATTACATGTAAAGTATCACAATATTTATTGAATAAAGGAAAAGGGATCATGATGCCAGAACGAAATCCATACATATGAGAAATGGGTTGTCTACTCCAAAACCGGTTTCTTATACATAATACAATCAATAAAATGATAAAAATAAAGTAAATCCACATGTTATTTTATCATAAAATTGATTTTGATATTTTACATGAATCGTATATTCACGATGGCTCTCTTTTCTATTGAAGGAAACATTGGTGCTGGCAAATCTACCATCATTGAGCATTTGAAAAAGTATACGAAATTCATTCGTGGGAAGGACGTCATCTTTATTGACGAACCCGTACAAGAATGGCAACAAGTTACCGATAAATCTGGAAAAACCATGCTGGAACTGTTTTATACAAATCCTTCCAAATATGCCTTTTCATTTCAAATGATGGCGTACATTTCACGTCTTGCCATGATTGAACAGGCAATGAAGAAGAACCCGAATGCCATCTTCATTACAGAACGTTGTCTTCTTTCTGATTATGAAATTTTTGCCCAAATGCTCTACGAACAGGGAACCCTTCTGGAAGAAGAATTTACCATTTACAAGAAATGGTTTGATTACTTCAATACGATAGAAATTGCTGGATTTATTTACATCAAGTGCGATCCTAAAACTGCATTTGATAGGTGTGTTTCTAGAAATCGTCCAGGTGAAACCATCAACTTTGACTACATTGACGCATGTCACAATAAGCATGAAAAATGGCTACAACATGAAGAATCACCCGTTCTTATTTTAAATAATGATCATCTAGAAATAGATGATGCCATGTTTGAAATTGAAGATTTCATCATGGATGAAATAGAAGTTCTCCATGATGAAAATCAACATCCTATGTATAATCTATACAATAAACAAATTATGGTAACATCTATTGCATGTGTCCTCTATATGTGTTTTAATTACTTCCTATAAAAAATCTAAACTATCAAAAAAACAATCAATTTCGTTTTTGTTGGTTCCTGAAATAGATAAATTAGCATTGAATGAAACATTATTTTTTTTATACGCCAATAAAGAGGGAACTCCCTTCATTTGTTTTTTTGTTTTTAATAAAGAATAAACATCGGAATCTTGATCTGCATCCAATTGAAGAAAGGTGATTTCATATTGACTTGCTTTTTCAAGAACATACGATTTTATGGTTTGACATGGTACACACCACGTTGCTGTTAAAAAAAAGACAATGACGTCCTGATTGGATTCTAATAACTTAAAAAAATCTTCTCGTTTCATATATGTATTATTTAAAATAATTATACAATTCATCTTGTTCAACCGCTTCTTTTTTTTCTTTTGCCCTTTTTAATACCTTAATTGCTGCATCTATTTCATCTTGGCTAACAACTCCATCTTTATTTTTATCCAACATATGAAATTTTCTATAACGATGTGGTAAAATGCAAAATTTGCTTTCTTCATTGAACATGTGTTGAGCAAGAATATAAAAAATAATCGTTAATAAAAAAGCTGTATAAATATCACGTGTACCCATCCAGCAAACAGAAAAAATAAGTATTTCTCTAGCAACATAATTACGTATATAAGCTTCCTGTGAATTGGACAATTTAACCGTAATAAATTTAGATCCAATGTTTAACATGATCATAATAACACCAGTAAAAAGTTTTGAGTTATTAAGAATATTCACATGATTATTCATATTCTTTAATATTTTTTTCATAATGTAAACAAATATTAAAATATATTTCTTTTTATTTTTCTATAGACATGTTTATACGGGATAATAGAATTTACTTTTTTATATAAGGGACGTGTTGTATAATTTTGTATACCTTCTATAGCAGAATATACATTGGATTTAATATTCATGGATGGCATTTCTGCTTTTATGTTCACTTCAAATGATTCTTTAGATGGTTGTAAAAGTAACGCAAGTATTAGAAAAATAATCCACCACATAATTATACATAATACTTAAAATGGCGTGTATGTTTTACCAGGATCATCTTTATAAGGCATTTCTTTATTTCCTTTAATAGATTCTTGTATAGGCAATCCATTCGGTTTTGTAAATACAGTAGCATTTGAATTTTTAGATCTTAATTGTTCATCTACATGGATTCTAGACGGAGCGTGTTTTTTTGTCATCGTAAATCCTTTTATAGGTAATTGTTTGATAAAAGAGGCTGCACATAAAATACCTAGAAGTGGTTCTTTATAGGATACATAAATAACCATCATAAGTTCAATGACTTTTAAATAAATATTCACAGGATACGGTTTGATAAATAAAAAGATAAATAAAACAAAAAAAACATACTCTATCATAATAAAAACGTATATATTATTTCAGTTGTTTCGTTTTTATAATCTTCTAAATTATTAATATGTTAATGAATTGGTCTTCCCCATTTACAGAAGATTCCCATTTACAAAGAAAAAAAACAAAGATTACAAATTCTAAACAATTAGACACCTTAGATGATGATTCGTTGTCTGATTATCATCCGCCTAAAATAGAAAAGATTGACAGAAAAAATGCAATGCCTGAACCTGAACCTGACGTCAATGTATATGAAGCCCCTTTGATTACACAACAATACAAACCCAAAGATGAATTGATGGAAAAATTAAACTACATGATTTATTTATTAGAAGAACAGAGAGATGAAAAAACGAGTCATATTACGGAAGAATTAATTTTGTACGTATTTTTAGGAATATTTACGTTATTTGTATTAGATGCTTTTGTAAAAACGGGCAAGTATTCTAGATAATATATTGTAATTTAATATGAGCTTACGTACACGGGTAGAACAAAAAGATTTACAACCTGGTAAAAATTATGTAATAAGAGGCGTGAGATTAAGATTAGGAATTGATTTAAATTCTCCTGATATTCCTAATCAACCATATAATAATATATACTATGAAACAGATTCCGAAGATTTAGCTTTAGGATTTGTAAGAAATGTAATATGGCATGATATTCCCTATGAAGATCGTCGTAATATAATATCAAATGTTCATCCTGAGGATGAATATGAGGATGATCTTTTAGTATCTGAATTTACTGAAGTTGTAAGATTAAACGGATCTATGTATCCTCCCTTTTTATCCATTGATAATGTTAGATTTATTACACCTATGGGTGCACGAATTGAATTTTATGAAGCATTACCAACCGATATTGAAGCACCTCCTCCTGTAGCAAGTGAAGTTGATGTTGGATTTGCAACTCCATCATCAAGCGACTATCCACAATACGTAACTGACGGAGATAGCGTGAGCGAGTTGGAAACTACGGATGATGCTAGATGGATAGGAGGAAAAACAAAACGTAAACTCAAAACACGTAAATCAAAACTCAAAACACGTAAATCAAAACTCAAAACACGTAAATCAAAACGTAAACATTAATCATGTATATTTTTAATAGGAAGTGGATTCATCATAGAATAACTTTTATGAATTCTTCCCTTTCTCAAATAAGATTCATCCATCTTATCTAATTCTTCTTTAGGTGTATTGCTTGTAAGTATAAGTACTACGCCTTTATAAAAAACCATGTCGTCTAAAAAGTTAGACCAGGTTGACTTGTTATGAACTAAAATGGGTGTTTCAACATTATAATTTACACTGGGCACGTGAATTTTTTTAATCAATTCATCAATTTCTTCAATCACAATAATGACCGGTTCAGAATTGCGATTGATATCTGTAATTAGATACGATAACTGGTCTCCTGGATCTCCTGGATTAAAGGTATGACAATGAAATCCTTCCATTTGTTTTGCCAATAAATAACCAATGGTACTTTTTCCAGCACAACTTACACCATGAATAAATATAGTAGCTCTTCCTTGTTTATTGTAAATAGAAATAATGTCGGAAACAATTTCTTGTTGTTCACCAATTGGTTGTATATGACTAATATCAAGTGTCATTCTAAAATAGTAAAAATTTTTATACGTACCTTTTCTTGTGTACACGGTTATTTTATTACATGTATTTTCTTTTTCTTCAATGATGGGCATGATTTCTTTCACATCTTCATGGGTGATTAATTTATACATGGATGGTGTAGTAATGATGTATAATGTATCGTCTGAACCTAAACTAATGTAACCACAACATTGTTTTCCCCAAAAATATCCATCTTGTATTTTTTTATTATTGACGATCATGGTAGAAACGGTATAAATATGAGGAGACAATTTTCGTAAAATTGGACTCATGGTTTCTTTATCTCCTTGAAACGTATAATAATTGATGTTGAAAATTTTTAACAACATCAATAAAAGAATTCCTGGGTTTACATAATAAGCAACATACCCAAATAATACTTGGGTTGTCGTAAAGGACATACCTTATCATGCAGTATATGTTTATTATATAAAACTTAACATTTTATCAGATGCTTTAACTAATGCGTCTGAAATTTCTTTTTCATCTGATGCATGACCTGCTGGAACAATCATCAATTCACACTGTTTAAATTTTTTTTGAAGCGTATATGCCATTTTCATAGGGGTTACCATGTCATATCTACCTTCTATCATAATGGTTGGAATGTGTTTGATTTTATGAAAATGTTTATAAATAGCACGCTTGGGAACAAAATAATGGTTGGATTCATAATGTTCGCCAACGACAGTAAGTGTTTCTTGATCTTTGAATGAATCGGTTTTAAACGTTTTATTGGTTACATGAGCAGGAACTGAACTTGATAATAAATGAATCAATTGTCGTCTTTTTTTAGTTTTAGTTTTTAACACACGTTGAATATTTTTTTTTTCGTCTTTTTTATGATGGATGTTTAAAAGTTTATGTAATTGATCTTCATCTTCTGGGTACATGTTATCAAGAACGTCATCTTGTGATAAATCATACACGCCTCTTAATATTAGACCTAATACTCTAGAAGGATGAGCTTCCGCATACAGTAATGCTAATGCACTTCCCCAACTTCCACCAGCTACCACCATTTTTTCACATTGCAGATGTTTTCGTATAGATTCCATATCCTGAATTAAATGTTGAGTGGTGTTTTTTTCTGTATGATTTCGGGGGGTGGATTTACCGCATCCACGTTGATCAAACAGCACAATGTGATACTTTTTAGGATTGTACAAACGATGCAGTCTGGGTTGTATACAATCTCCGGGACCACCGTGTAAATACATAACTACAATTCCTTTTGGGTTTCCTGAACATTCTACATATACGTTTACTTTACCAGTAGAAATAGTATCTACAGGTAAATGAAAGGCTTTATGCGGTTTTAAAGGAGGATACATACAATTTAAACATATTTTTTAGATTTTTTATTTTTTTTAGATTTTAATTTTTGTTTAGATTTTATAGATTTAAATTTACCTCCACGTCCTGGATGTGGTGTTCGTCCATTATATTTAAAAAAATCATAGGGTTCATTCCCCCCAGGAGGAGGAGGGGAGTTGACAACCCCTAATCTAGGGTCGTCCGTAAATCTAAAACCATTAGGATCGTATGGTTTATACCCAAACCCCTGTTCTTCCGCGGTTGTTGGGGTATGTTGTTGTGAGGATTTTCCAAAACCATAATCTTGTGTTGGTTTTTGTTCTTTTGGTAAATCAAATGCATGTCTAAGATATTGATCTTGTTTTGAAGAAACAGCAACGGAGTTTCCTTCACCAAACCCAAATTCAGACACACTTGGATCAACTCTAAATCCATTTTGTACAGAGGTTTTAGTTGCTGGTTTAGTTGCTGGAGGTGTTTCAGGAACAGGGTCAGATTTAAACCCATATCGTTTTGTATATTTTCCTGTTGTTGGATCAACATCATACCCTTTAACATCTCCGGTAATATGATTATAAACGGGAAGTTCCTCACTAGGCGGTTTATAAGTATCTGTAACACGATGTTGTAAAGGATTATCCAAAAAAAACTTCATATTACGATCAGGCATATACGCATAATATGGATAAAAAATAATATTGAATACTCCTATAGAAGTTATAATTTTTCCAATAAAATAATTTGTACTACTATCACCATTAAAACCATCCCCCGCTTTGGTAAGAACAGTTTTTATAGCGTTATACGGAGTACCATGTATATCATAAAGTTGTAAATTTTCAGGCACCAAATATTGTTTGTTATTACTTGGAGAAAAGGCAAACTCATCATAAAAAACAATATCTGTCCCGTCACTTAATTTACCTACAAAACGAGTAACCCCATCTGATGTAACAGTTGTATGATCAGTTCGAATTGCATCATATATATTCATTTCGGCATCATAAAGGGTAAAACGTCCTGTTACATTCATACTATATATTTATATTTTTAATTTTCTAAAATTCAGATACAAACATTTCGCTCTCGTTTTTTGTTTTTGTAGATAACGCATATTCACCCACACGTTTTTCAAAAAAATTTGTTTTTCCTTCTAGAGAAATACTTTCCATCCAAGTAAATGGATTCGGTGTAGTGAACAGTTTACTGTATCCCAATTGTACTAAAAGACGATCTGAAACAAACTCAATGTACGAACACATAGATTCAGCATTCATTCCAATTAACTTACATGGCAATGACTCCGTAATGAATTTCTTTTCAATGTCTACTGCCTCTGATACAATGGAATGAACAATGGATTCCGGCAATTTTAATTCACGTTTATACATAAGAATGGCAAAATCCGTATGCATGGATTCATCCCGACTAATTAACTCATTGCTAAACGTTAATCCCGGCATGAGCCCCCGCTTTTTCAACCAATAAATACTACAAAACGCACCTGAAAAAAAGATCCCTTCTACACATGCAAACGCAACCAATCGTGTAGCAAATGAATCTGGACATTCAATCCATTTAAGCGCCCATTTTGCCTTATTTTGAATACAGGGGAATTCTTCAATGGCGCGAAATAATTTAGGTTTTAATTCAGGATCTACATATTTATCAATCAATAAACTATACATTTCAGAATGAATGTTTTCCATGGCAATTTGAAATCCGTAAAAAGCACGCGCTTCTGATGTATGCACATCTTTCATAAACCGAACTGCTAAATTTTCAAGAACAATTCCATCACTAGATGCAAAAAAGGCAAGAATCATAGAAATAAAAAATTTTTCATTCTCTGTTAATTGATTCCAATGTTGCATATCTTTGGATAAATCTACTTCTTCCACCCTCCAAAAACATTCTACTTGTTTTTTGTACATGGTCCATGCGTCCATGTCTTGAATAGGAAACATTGTGTATGTTTCCGACATATTATACTTAAGATTTTAATCTTTAATAGTTTTTATACGCCTTCTTTTTTTACGTTTAGTACCACCTTTAGGTGCATTGAATAAATGTTTGTTTAACAATCGGTTATACTTAATGTCTATACTATCATACATGGCTAATTTGTACCATTGGCATGACGGTCCTAATTCATTAATTTTATCCATTCCACCCCATTCTGCAATAAATTTTTGTTTTAATTGTTGTAACACTTCTAATTTTTCAAATTCAGTTAAATTTGGATTGAACGATACTTCATTCCTTATGTACATGATACTTTGTTTATATGGATTACTGTCTGATCTAATGTTATATTCTCTACAATCAAGTTTTTCACCCGGTTCAAGTTTTTTACGTTTATTCCAATAATAATCAACCGCATGATCCACTTTATTTTCATACCTTTTATCAACATCATCACCAATAGACATTTGATTTCCCATACTTATAAATTATAAAAGTTTTAATGCATGTTCGCATGCAAGTTGTTCACTTTTCTTTTTAATTTTATGTTTTCCTTCTCCTAAATGAATCAATACTATTTTGTGATGTTTTAAATAATCATGGATTTTATCAAATGATCCAAAGTTTGAATACGGTATTGCATCTTTCATATTCATTTTCCAAATAGGTTGACCGATACATAAATAAACACCTGTATGATATTGATCTACATGACCTAACTCTACATATTCAGGTGTTGTTTTGAATTCTTTTTGTAATTTTACTTGTAAAATATTTTTATAATTATCATCACATAAAATTAATTCAGTCCAATCAATATGTTTTTCAAAAATAGTTTCCACAAACGTTTGAGCTACTTGAAAATTAAAATCCAAAAAAAGAGCACCTAAAAAAGATTCAAACAAACACCCCAACTTTTTTAAATTACTTCTTGTTTTTTTTTCTTCTGCATGTTTTGACATGACATACCATGTTGGTAAACCCATATCTTGAGCTAATTTACCAATGGCTTCATTTTTAACAAGCGCAATTTTTTTTTCAGTCATGAATCCTTCATTTTCTCTATAAAATCTACGGTATAAATAATATTTGGTAACACATTCTAAAATTCCGTCACCTAAAAATTCAAGACGTTCATTGGATGTCGTAGCAAGAGGCATACAATCGGGTGGACATTCAGCAATTTTAATTTTTGAAGTAACTGGTTTTTTACAATAAGAACTGTGAACAAATGCACGTTGATATAAGTTTAATGATGTAGGCGGTGTAGTTATGCCATATGTAGTTAGAATAGTTTGAATGTCATTCAAACTAATCTCTTTGTTAAGAGGATTATATGGATTAAAGGTAGCTTCATTATTGACCATCACAATGTCATCTTCATGAATCATTACTATTTATTCACACAAATTATATTTATATGGTTTTATATGTTGTCATTTGTTCATTCACTGTATCTATTCCAATCTGTATCATTTGTTTACGATAGGATTCATCGTTTAAAAAGTTTATCCACGTGGATACATACATACCATGTTCTGTGTTACATCTAAATACATTACCATTTGGTATTTTTGTATTCATCATAATAATATCTACCGACTTTGCCATGATATGTTGAATAAATTCAAGGGGAGATTCTAAATTAAATTTAGGTTTATAATCAATTAAAATATATAAAACCGTTTCAGGATTTTTTGAAATGAATGGACAATGTGTAAGTAATCCTCCATCAATATAATATTCATCTTGGTATTTGACAGGTGTAAATAAAATAGGAACAGAAGACGACATGCAAATAGCTTGAATGACGCGTAAATCAGGAAATGTTATATGATTGATATCTACAGGAACAAGATGTGTTACTGCTGTTGTATAAATATGCAAATCAATGTGATTGTGTTCATACAATTCTTTCATGGTCATAGATAATGAAATGTCATATGCATTAAAGAATGAAGCAATTATATCTTCTATGCATTCTATGGATACGCATCCTTTTTGAGTCATAAAATGTTCAAGATTTGGTTTTAACCATTTATTCCATTTTCGTGTAATGACATAATCTACTATTTCTTGAATGGGGATATTCAATGACAACAAGACAGCGATGATAGACCCACATGAAGTTCCATGAATACTTTTAAGATCATGAATAGAAAAAATATTTTGTTGTAATGCTTGAAAGACAATGCCCAATTGAATAAGTCCATTTGGACCTGCCGATGATAAAGAAAGATGTTCAATCATTTTGTATAAATACCAAAAAATCTTTAATATTTACATAGTATGAATGTTTCTACTAAATTAAATTTAGATGAATTATTTGAATACAATAAAGCTCAAAATATAAACACGATCAAAACCTATCAAACTATACTAGAACGAATACATGCACGAATTAAAACAGCTTCACGACAAAAAATAGAAAATCAATGTTGTTGGTATGTTGTTCCTGAATTTATGTTAGGAGTTCAGCGATATGATTTAAAGGAAGCCATTGCTTACATCATTCATGAATTAGATGAAAATGGATTCCAAATTAAATATACACACCCCAATCTTATTTTTATATCATGGGCTCATTGGGTTCCTGATTATGTACGTGTTGAATATAAAAAACAAACGGGTATTGCCATTGATGGATTTGGTAAAGAAATTAAACAAGACGTAGTTGAACCTAAAAAATCTATTATTAAATCAACGTCTAGTTATAAACCATCTGGACTTATTTATACAGATGATTTGATCAAATTAAATTAAACCGTAGAAATAAATTGCCAATTTAAATCATTACATATTTTTTTCCAAATTTCATCTTGTTCTATTTTTTTACCACGATCTTTTAACATTGGAAAATAAGGAAGAAATTTATCTTCTCCTAACAATTCACATAATTTATAAATGGTATAATAATAATTTAAAAAATTTACACGATCATCGGGACAAAACTTGGCATACGGTCTCTGTATTTCCATGAATAAAGAACATAACTTTTCTTCCAATTCAGGACTCATGATAGGAGGTTTAATGCCCAATTTTTCTTTGATAAAAGGGATATGTTCATAATATTTATTGTAACCAAATTTTTTTAAAATTTCTTTTGTTTTTTTATTGGTCATGGTCTCAATGTTAAGACGTTCCTTTTTAATTTGTAATTGTATGTTTTCAATGATATCCGATGGAATTTGTGTGGTTTCTTTCGCTTGAAATTGTGCTAAAATTTCTTTAAAATGATTGATTCTTTTATATGCATAAAAACAAACTTCTTTAGGTGGTTCTTTATAAGAAGACCTTTCATTTTCTACTAACATTTGAAACTGACATGCACATTCTTTATTGTTACAAATAACGACACCTTCATAATCTACTTGAATTAATTCTCCTTTTTTGCATTTTGAACAAACAGATGTACTATAGACATAATCTTCCGAATTAATGGGAAATTCTCCAATGTTTTTTAAATATTGCATTGAATGTTTACTCATTTGTTTAAATCCATTTTCTATTTTATCAATGTTAAAAAAATTATTTAGCATGGTTACTTTAGATTTACATTCTGAAATGTCTTTTTTTTCTTCAAAATAAGAAAATATATGTGCACTGTTTAGTAAATAGTATTTTAACTGATTACTTTTAATATCATCTATTTTTTTTTTAATGATTTCTTTGGAAGAAGAAGTTTGTAACTCATTCAATAGTTTAGGAATAATAATATTATTTTCAATTTCAAATTGTTCTGTAATTTTTTTATGCTTTGTATCTAACATTTGTAAAGATTCCGGTTCTGTTTTTTTAGGAGGTTTATATTTAAACGGCATATATCCATTATATATGTAGAACATTTAAATTTAAACTATGTATATTGTTTCTAATAAAATATATGAAAATCAAAAACACAATTATTATTAAGGCAATTGAAGATGGATGGTCTGTTGTCAAAATAAACAACACTTATACTTTTACTAAAAAACATTACAATATTAAGGAATATTTTGATTCAAATTATTTATTACATTTTATAAAAAAATATAGTTAAATTTTTATTTTTTTTTCTTTTACCATAATATAACATGGGTGGTGGATTGATGCAATTAGTAGCTTATGGCGCTCAAGATGTTTATCTTACTGGGAACCCCCAGATTACCTACTGGAAGGTAACGTACCGCCGGTACACGAACTTCGCGATGGAGTCCATTGAGCAGACTTTCAACGGTCAGGCTGATTTCGGTCGTCGTGTGACCTGCACCATCTCGCGAAATGGTGATCTTGCCTACAACACGATTCTTCAAGTGACTCTTCCCCAGATCGGCCAGGATCTGAATAACGGCAACCCTGTTTATGCTCGGTGGCTTGATTTCCCTGGTGAGCAGTTAATCTCGCAAGTGGAGGTGGAGATTGGTGGTCAGCGCATTGACCGCCACTATGGTGACTGGATGCACATCTGGAACCAGCTTACCATGTCGGTCAACCAAGAGAAGGGGTACTATGCCATGGTGGGCAATACGACCCAGCTCACTTACCTTACTGACCCGGCCTTTTCTAACGTAGATGGCCCGTGCCAGTCGGATGCTCCTCGGCAGATCTGCGCTCCCCGAAATGCCCTTCCTGAGACCACCCTGTACGTGCCTCTTCAGTTCTGGTTCTGCAAGAACCCGGGTCTTGCTCTTCCTCTTATTGCCCTTCAGTACCACGAGGTGCGCATCAACATTGATCTTCGCCCGATTGATGAGTGCCTGTGGGCGGTTAACAGCCTTGCCTCCTCATCGGGTTCGGTGAAGGTGGCGAATGCTTACAACCAGTCGCTTGTGGCCGCGTCGCTTTTCGTGGACTACGTGTTCCTTGATACCGATGAGCGCAGACGCATGGCGCAGAACCCGCACGAGTACCTCATTGAACAGCTCCAGTTCACGGGTGATGAGTCGGTGGGCTCGTCGTCCAACAAGATCAAGCTTAACTTTAACCACCCTGTCAAGGAGCTTATCTGGGTCGTTCAGCCGGATGCCAACGTGGACTACTGTGCCTCGTTAGACGGTTCTAGCACCCTGTGCAAGGTGCTTGGTGCCCAGCCGTTCAACTACACGGACAGCATTGATGCGCTCCCTAACGCCATCCATGCCTTTGGTGGCCCTAACTCCATTGCTGGCCCTGAGGGGGCGAGTGGTAGTGGCAATAACTTTGACTTTATTACGGCGGAGGGTCTTTTCCAGTCGGCTGGTGCCATGGATGGCCTTGAATTGGATGTTTCTGCTAACAGCTGGTACAACACGGTCAATGCTGATGGTGTTGCTGGTGCAACGGCAAGTGGAAATGTGTACACCTCGCCTAACTTCAACCAGTTCGGTCAGTCGGCGGATCGCGTTCAATCCTTTGTGTCGGATGCTGGCACCTTCGTTCTTTCGGAGACGGCGCTTAAGCTGCACTTCTGGGGTGAGAACCCGGTGGTTACTGCCAAGCTTCAGCTGAACGGCCAGGATCGTTTCTCGGAGCGTGAGGGAAGCTACTTTGACCTTGTCCAGCCGTTCCAGGCGCACACTCGTACCCCGGACACCGGTATTAACGTGTACTCGTTCGCTCTTCGGCCTGAGGAGCACCAGCCGTCGGGCACCTGCAACTTCTCGCGCATTGACAATGCTACCCTTCAGCTTGTTCTCTCCAACGCGACGGTGGAGGGCACCAGCACGGCCAAGGTGCGTGTGTATGCCACCAACTACAACGTGCTCCGCATCATGTCGGGCATGGGCGGTCTTGCTTACTCGAACTAAGCAATACAAAATCAATATCTCAACAAAAAAACAAATTATTCACAAATAATTTGTTTTGCACATAAAGATTAAGTTTGTAGTTATACATGAATATAGCATTTTGGGATAATTATTTATGTGAACGTGGAACAACCGTTAGTTTATTTGATTATGCTTATTATAATGAAATGATATTAAAAAATAAATCTTTCATTTTTTATGAACAACATAAAAATAATGTAAATGCAATTGTTAATAAATTTAAAAGCAACTTTATTGTCAATGAATTAAATAATTTTAATGAATTAGATAATGAATTAATCCGACATAAGATAACACATCTTTATATCATTAAATATGGATTATATGATAATAAATTAAGTAAAGTAGCAAAAAATTGTGTTCATTGTGTATTTACATGTTCACAACCGCATGGTCATGTGTATTCATCTATTTCTCCTTGGATTCATGAATATAATGAAATATTTCCTGTAGTTCCACATATGATAAATTTACCATCCCATCAGGATACCATGAGAAAAGAATTAAATATTCCATCAAATGCAATTGTTTTTGGTGGATATGGAGGTAGTGAAAGTTTTTCAATTAATTTTGTAAAACACGTTGTTTTTGAAGTGGCAAAAATGAAACCTACTATTTATTTTTTATTTGCAAATTTTAATAAATTTTGTAGTGATTTACCAAATATCATTCATTTACCAATGATTACGGATGCAGATAAAAAAGTTAAATTTATTAATACCACAGATGCTATGTTATGGGGGAGAGAAGAAGGAGAAACTTTTGGTATTTCAATTGGTGAATTTTCATCCAAAAATAAACCTGTCATTGCAATGAACATTGGGTTTATGGCACATGTTTATCTATTAGGAGATAAAGGAATTTGGTATAATAATCAACACGAATTATTGAATATTTTGTTAAATTTTAAACCTGAAAAAAAAGATTGGAACGCCTATCGTGATTATACACCTGAAAAAGTAATGAAACGGTTTAAACAGGTGTTTTTAGATTAACTATGGTATAATGATATTAATCAACATAATATCATTAAAGACACAAATGGATTTGAACCTTTGCGTTCAATTGAACAATAAGTCCATCACCTTAACCACTATAGTGTTTTTTGTGTTATTTTTCATGGACTTCAATGGGTGTCGGCCATTGGTCAAAGGGTGTTGATGTAAACGTGGATCTATTCATGGATAAAAGTATGTTTAATGCTTCTAACCGTTTTTGTAACGAAGAAGAATGTTTAATACTTTGTGATATTTTTTTCCATTTCCATTCAAACTGAAGAGCATCACGCCAGGTAGGAAACCCAGATACATAACAAACGCGTTTCCATACATCGCCTTTAGCAACCCATTTTCCTGTATATTTAGCTCCTCCCACAATTTCTTTATTATGTTGCCTTAATCGCCGATTTAAATTAATGGTAGACCCAACATATGTTTTTTTAGAGGTTGATTCCAATAAATAAACATACATACTTTATTTATATACTAAAGTTTAAATTATTTATTTTCACACTGTGCTTTTCCAGAACTCCATTTACAACCACTACTACTACAATTCATTGGATCAACAATTTTAGTACATTCATTTTTACCCATACCTTCTCGTTTAAATATGGCCGCTAAAAAAATAACAAAAAAAAGAATGAATGGAAATAAAACAATCAACCAGCTGATGTTTTTATTAATTTTACAAATCTCATTCAATAGTATCGTCCATATACCAATGTATAACAACTGAAAAATCAACATTTTGGTTTGATTTTCATTGCTAGAATATGGTCCCATGGTAAAACGGTTGGGTGATGCTAGATTTTGCAAAAGAACAACAACATACACAAATATAGAAATTAATAAATACAATTGAGCGGGTTTACACAACTTATCATAAAATTTCATATATTAACATAATAAATTTCCTTAATTTAAAGTTGGGTCGTAGACATTAATATAAAAGTAATTAAACCAACTACAATAGAACGAACGACTAACGACATGTCAGGATCCTTAATTACGCCTCGCATGGCCGAATAAACAGTGGGGGATGCCATCACCAAGAAAATAATAGCAGCAACTAAACTGTGAACAACTTTGTAATCCATACAATTGGAAAATATTTTTTCCTAAATATTTTTGTAAATAATTTGTTCTAATTGATTTTGTCCTAATATAGAATTTATATCATCCAGTTTCATTCTAAAATAATATGGAATTTTTAAATTGTCTGTAGGCGGGATAGATATAAAATTTAATGCAATTGCATATTTGATAGAAGTGTGTAAAATAGAATCGGGTTTGTATAAAAATACTTCAGAAAAAGAAAAGGATAATTTATATAATAACTGTATGTAATAGGGTAATGTACTATCTGTAATTTTTAAAATAACACATCCTTTTTTTTCTAAATATTGTAAACAAGTAAGATTTGGTATATCCGACGTATCAATGATAACTTTATGTTTTTGTGATTTATCTATATGATTGATATCGGTATAATTTGAATGAGTACAATGTTTTGAAACAATATAATGAATGATAGATTTTGTATCTAAACATTCATTTTTGTAAATGAAAGTATTCAAATAATTATTTAAGGATACGTTTAAAGGTAATGTAGTTTCTTCCTTAACATTATTACATATAGTTTGTGGTAATAAATAACATGACATGATAGTATTAACATTCTTTATTTATTATTTTATCGTTAATCATTTTAACAGAATATACAAATTTTTCAAGATGATAAATAGGTCTATAATTATTATTAAAATAATGCAAAAAAGTAATAATTTCATGTATGATTTGATCATGTTTAAACGTAATTAATATTGTCCATAAAAAGTGCTCTATGTTGGTATTAAAAATTAAAATATTATACAATTCTTCTCTCATTTTATCCATTTCAATGGGTGATTGTATCATTTGAATGATAGGTTGAAATGTAATTGGTGTTGATAAAGGACAATTCAATAATACAGATTTTATGTTGAGTACAGGACCATTTATTTTTTTTTGTAAACATCGTTCATATTCTGAAAGAGTAGGTTTAGGTATATTGACAATCTTACATTTAGACGTGATGTTGTAGGGAATGAATGAAATGGATTCTGACAATAAAATAAATTTAATGGACGATGACATGTAACTATAAAAAATGTCAAGCAATTCTCTATTGATTTTATGGAAATTTTTACAAACAATGATACCATATTTATCAGGAAATTTATTTTGAATGATGTCATGAATTTGTAAATATATATCATTCCAAATGGTTTTAGAATTACACCCTAACATTTCCATATCCACTTCATAATGGATATCACTAATTTTAATGTAAACATTTTTATCAATGGATATTTTTTTTTCACATTTTAAATGGGATGCACTATAATTTTTTATAATCAATAACATTTGCGTATATTTTCCAACCCCAGAAGGACCATACAAAATTAAATTTTGAAATTCGGGTAATGGAGGATACACTAGCGATTTTAATTTAGGATGCAAGTTTAAATGATCTGGAAAGGATAGGTAATCAATAAATTTGTTATCCATACGTTAACTATAAATGATTTTTTTAATTATATAATAATATATATGAAAAAAAATGAAAAACATTATCTTATAAATAGGTAACATGGATTATTCAACAAAAACAATAGCTGACCTAAAAACCATTTGTAAAGAACGAAACCTCAAGGGTCTATCTGGAAAAAACAAACAACATATGATTGACATGATAAAAAATGAATTACCTGTAGTGGATAGCTACACACCAGAATTATTAAAAGAACAATATTCATTGCACAAATCATATGTAAACCATAGAATGGATACAACAAAACAACTTGGTGTAACTGTACGATTCCCTTCTATACCGGAAGATATCAGTGAAAATATGATAAAACAAATTATTATCAATAAACTAAATGATACAACAACACGATGGGATTGTAAAAAAGGTGATTTACAATCTTCCAAAGAAGGTAAACAAGAATGTAAATGTTTTACAAGTGATGGACCTCCATCCTTTACACCATCCTCCGATTGGGATGTCATTTATTTTCTTGATGCACGTCAATGGTTAAATGATACATTTATATTATATAGAATTCCATTAAAACGAACCTCGGATGAATGGAAAAACATCAAAGTAAACAAAACACAAACATTTGAAGATCAAACAAAACAAGGTCGTCGTCCTCGTATTACATGGATGTCGTTAAAACCCCAAATAGAATCCTATTGTAGTAAAGTGTATGAAGGTACATTTGAAGATATGTTTATTCCAACAACGGAATAATTCTATTCGCAATAAGGGTTACTACGGGAACAGATACTGCATTTCCAGCTAATTTATAAAGATTACAATCGGATAACGGCGGTAATTTATAAGAAGATGGAAATCCCTGAAAATTAAAACATTCTCGTGGTGTTAGTTTACGAATGCCTTTATCATCCAGTATAAGTGGAACATTATGTCCTCCACTACCCATATTTGCCGTTAAGGTAGGACATTCACTACTTTTATTTTCTCTTACATATACTCTTCTATATTGATACATGGTTTCTTTTTTAACCACACTATTTTTTACAAGGTTCCATGTAGTTGATTTATCTGTATAATAATATTTGGAAGGAATGTCGGATTCAAGAAATTCGGAAATGTTCTTTTTTTTAATTTTAGGAAAATCTAAATTAAATGAATCAAATACTTTTTTTGATTTGATGCAAACAATATAAATTCGTTCTCTATGATGAGGTATACCTGTAATGTCAGCTGTATTTAATACTTTATGGCATATATAATAACCCCTTTGTTCAAGATTATTTTTTATAGTAGAAAAAGTACGATGATGATCATGTGATACTAAATTTTTTACATTTTCTAAAATAACACATTTAGGCTGATGATGATCAATGATAGATAAAATTTTCCAAAATACGTTTGAACGCACATCATTGAATCCTTCTTGAAGACCTGCAATGCTAAATGGTTGACACGGAAATCCACCCGTCAATATGTCATGAGATGGTATGTCATTTACAGGAATATCGTTTAAATTTTTTAATGTCAGTTTATGATGAAAGTTTTCGTCATAAATGGTTTTAGAATGTACAATCATATCATTTCCAAAAACAACATTGACGTGTTCTTTAAATGCTAAAGTAAATGCTCCTGTACCTGCAAACAAATCAATCATGTTCAATTGATTTGAATTTAAACTTGGTAAAATTGTTGGAATTTCTAAAAGTTTTACAATGAACTCTTTTTTTTTACCGCTGTATCCTTTTATTTTCTTTTCCTTGCAAATCTGAATAAGTTCTTCCCGTGTTTTATCCATGTTACTTTTATGAATATAAAATAAATATCAATTTTAGTTATAAATGTAACAGTGTATTTAATGTTGTTTTAACACAAAATAATTTATGTACAACTATTCCAAGTATAAACATACCAAGTATGGTATATCCTAAAGGTAACGAAAACCATTTTGAAATGATCCATGCACCAAGGATAGTTCCTAAAACATCCATGATTGCAATGCCAAACACATGAGAATGAAATCCTTTTCCAGGAATACCTGCTATATTACTATATTTACACAGCATAATATGTAAATGATAATTTAACCAGGGAATCCTACCATATTTGCACCTATACCAAATCCTGCACCTGTTCTAGCTGTCATACCCATGCTAGGAATATAGGTATCTAAAATAGAAAAGGTTGCCGCCGCAGTTAAAGCAATGAGGGCCACTTCATCTAACCCAAGACCTTTTCCTTTAGGAATGGCGTAGGCGGCAATCGCTACCATTAAACCTTCCACTAAATATTTAATCGCACGTTTTACTAACTCTCCCATATCAAACATAGTATTTATGAGAAAATATATTTTAAATAAAACTTAAATAAAGAATATAGAATATTTTATGTCTAAACTTTCTAAACCCGATTTATTGGAAGAAGATAAACCCATTGCTCAACAAAAATTTGTATGTGTTTCTTTTATTTCTCCTGAAAATGTCATCCAAAATAAAGATAGGTTTTTATTTGAACAATTTGTTAAGTCATGGGATTTAATTAAATCCATGCAAAAGTATTCTCAATTTACTGCATTTTTAGCCTACAAATACAATTTAAATACTGAAGAAATTACCAATGATTTATCTACCTTTTGTAAAGAAGAGACAGCTTCTTTATCTAAAGATTCGGTAGAGGATGATTACAAGACCTTTCTAGATAAACATTCTGAGCAACTTGATCTTGAATATAACAAGAAACATGACTTTCAGACAAGTACTCGTGGTATAAAAATCAGAGGTGTGTTTCCTACACAAGAGGAGGCTGAAATGCGTGCTAAAATGTTGCGTGAACATGATCCATTTTTTGATGTGTATGTAGGACCTGTTGGGTTATGGATGCCATGGGAACCTGACGCATACAAGACTGGCAATATTAACTTTTTGGAAGATCAGCTGAATGACCTGATGGCCAATAAGAAAAAGAATGAGGAAACGGCAAAGGAATATTTTGATCAACGTGTTCGTGAAAGTAAGAGAAAGGCAATTGAAGAAAATGTAAAACGTGCTCGTGAATCGGGTAATAAATTAACACAGACGATTGATAAGAATGATAATTTGCTCAATGTAAAAAATGCAGTGAACGAAGAATCCATTGCAGAAGAATTATTTGGAGATAACATTGTGCGTTAATTTATTTATACAATTTATGATTGCATTAATTGCAATGTTTAAAAATGAAAGTCATATATTAAAAGAATGGTTAGATCATTATTTACGTGAAGGTGTGGATATGTTTTTATTAATTAACAATAACAGTACAGATGATTATCAATCTATTCTTGAACCTTATATAAAATCCGGTAACGTTTTGTTAAAACATAGTAAAAAACAAAACGCACAAACTAAATTGTATAATACATGGTTGTTTGAAGCAAAAAAATATGATTGGGTCATTGTAGTAGACCTAGATGAATTTATCTATTCACGAAATGGATTTAAAACAATCAAAGATTATTTAAAAACAGTAGATAAACATATTTATAAAATTGTCATTCCATGGAAATTATTTGGTTCTTCAGGATTTAAAAAACAACCTTCTAGTGTAATACAGAATTTTATTCATAGAAAAAAATTTCCAGATGTATCTACGCATTTAAATTTAAATAATCGTGTAACATTTGTAAAATCAATATGTAGAGGATCACATCTTAAAACAATTCATGTACATAGTTCTAAAGTAACAGATTCACATGAAAGTTTTTCAAACAATGATATGCATAAAGATATTAATTTTACATTGATGGATGAAACTTTACTGGAAACACAATCTTTACATTTGAATCATTATAGAATTCAATCTTGGGAATTTTATAAAAAGGTAAAAATGACACGTGGAGATGGGTTTTTAAAAAATTATAATCATATACGTACTAAAAAGTTTTTCAAAGCATTTGATTATCATGATATGAAAGATACTGAATTAAAAAATAAACAATATTAAACACATTTTTTATAATCATACATGACGATTTGTTTATGTATGATTGTAAAAAATGAAGCTCATATTATTCGTAATACATTACAAAATCTGTATGAAAAAATTCCATTAGATTATTGGGTAATTTCAGACACAGGTTCTACAGATGATACGCCCAAGATTATCCAGGATTTTTTTGACGAAAAAAAGATTTCAGGAGAATTATTTCATAATGAATGGAGAGATTTTGCGTATAACCGAACATTAGTACTGAATCAATCGTTTCAAAAAACAGATTATGTCTTTATTTTTGATGCAGACGATTCCATTGATGGAACCATCATATTGCCTAAACCAATGGTACATGATCGTTATATGTTTAAATTTGGAACTGATTTTTCCTATGATCGTCCACTCTTGATTACAAATCGTAAAAAATGGTGGTTTACTGGTGTGTTGCATGAATATTTAGATTGTTCCGAAAATCGTACGTCAAAAACAATTGAAGGAAAGTATCATGTTGTATCAGGACGACTTGGGGCTCGTAACTTAAATCCTCATAAATATAGAGATGATGCACGTGTTCTTGAAAAAGCAATTGAGGTAGAAAAAGATAAAAAATTAAAATCTAGGTATGCTTATTATTGTGGTCAAAGTTATCGTGATGCAAAAGATACTGAAAATGCCCTCATTTGGTTTAAAAAATGTATTGATCTGAATGGTTGGAACCAAGAAAGATTTTGTGCTTCTTTTTACATGGGACAATTATATGAAAGTTGTAATAATTTTGAACAATCTCAATTTTGGTACTGTAAAAGCAATCAACTTGATCCTGAACGAATTGAAGGCATTGTATCGGCAGTAACTCAATTATATAACCGTGGAAATCATATTATGGTAAATGCGTTATATCATAAATATAGAGATTATAGACACGATTTACAAAATAAATTATTTATTTTTAATACCTTGTATGATTATCATTTGGAATTTTATAATTCAGTTAGTGCATATTATGTGAATGATCCAAGTTCAGGATATGAATGCTGTAAACGTGTCATCATGAATTGTAAGGACATACCTAAAGTAGAAAGAACCATTCAAAATTTAGTTTTTTATAAAGCCATCTATGATAAAGACCAAAAATTAAAATCTTTCGTGGATATGAAAAAATATACTCATAATTAAAATTTTTCATGGATAAAAATATGCATGATACGTATTTTCCCATATAGATTGTTGTTCATATAATTGTTCATAGGACATGATGAAATCATCAAAATCATAATGTTCTTCTCTCCAATCATGAACACGCATTAACAAATCTGCATGAAAATTAGATTCTGGAGATGTATAATGTTGTACAATGTAGGATCCTTGTTTCCAATCTAATCTACAGCATGGTAGCGAAAACTCGCGAATCACACCTAAAATATCATCTGGGAATTCCATGTTTTATCATAAACACAACATTTATTTTTCAATTTTATTTGTTTTTTGTTAACGCATATTGTCCACATGGACGTGATCATTAGATAAACAAAATATATTTATATTATATGAAATGGTCAAGAAAATATAAGCGCAGTATCAATTGTAAACGACCTCGGGGGTTTTCACAACGCCAGTACTGTAAAAAAACATATAAAAAATATAAAATAAAGGTATGAATCCAAAATATAAAGCTTTATGGAAACAAGTATTAAAAACAGACAAAGATATTGCACAGGATAGTTTAACATTTCAAAATTTTATACATGATATGGACTTATATATGAACTATTATCATAAAAATAAAAAAGATTTTTTAATTTCAAAACCAGATTTTTTTAGACTTTTTGTTGTGTATTATCGTTCTATACCAGTACAACATGGTGAAACCTACGGTCCAAGTAAATTAGTGTTTGCCATTCTTGCTAGACAAAGTAAAACCAAAATTTTAAAAACGAAAACTCGTAAGAATTAGACATTAAATTGAATGAAACATTTTAAATCATGATCAAAAATGATTTTAGGAAAACTTCACTTTAAAAAGGCAACCGCACTATTTCCTAACAAAAAATATATTACGTTGATACGTGATATATTATGGCATGATGTAAAAGAATCCTATTGGTTAGTAGGCACTATAAATGACATGCATAACAAACATTTTATATTCAATCCATGTCACATTTATTTGTGCACAGTCCATTCATTTGCCATTCATGAAAATTTGCCTAATGGAGCAAGATTACCCATGTCATTAATTTATTATGAATTAGATCCTCAACGTCAAAAAATTCAAACTACTATGGAAGAACGTGCTCTTCAACTTATTCTTAAAAACATAATCAACGATCCTTATTTTAAATATCATATATAATATGATAATCAACTCTTTGGTTATTTCACATCAAGCGCGTATGATATGTTTTTTATCCAAATTATTTCCTACTATGAATGGAAGTTATCGTAAAATTAGATTTATGAATTGTGCAATTGTAAAAATATCTCTTTATTATTATTCAAATAAATGGAATATTGAAGGAGAACTTGTTTACAATGGAGAAATTGGTGAGGACGAAAAAAAACCTGGTTATATTTATTTTAACAATAATGTAACACAACTAACATCAACACCTCAACTATATCAATTGTATCCATTTATTGCTGAATATGATGGTGAAAATTTATTAGATGTTCTTAAATTAGATCCTACCTGCATTAATCCAAATAATATATATAATTTTTTTATTATGAGGCATGGACAAGCTCAACATAATCTTTATTCTGGAATAACAAAAATGAACTCTATGTTTAATTTTAATACAGAATTAACTGACCCCGGTAAGAGCCAGGCCAAAAATGCATCTTCTAAACTTGTAGAATTAAACACATCAAGGAGTCTTCACATACCTATTACAAGTGGACGTCTTATCTTTGATTTTGCATTTGTATCTGATTTATTTCGTACCCATCAAACATTACATGAAATGTTAGAAAAAGTTACCATAGTTGATAAGATATCAGGTATTTCAAGAGCTCCAATTATGCTTCCATGTAATCATGAAATTGATGGTACTGATCCTAATTGTGATGGACGTCCTACACCAACTGTTCCTGGAGAAAATCAAACATCCAATAAAAGTTTTTTAGGTGTTCCATTAAAAGTAAATGTGACTTATTATGAAAATTTTTATAAAAAACGACGACAAAATATAACCATAAATTCACGTGAAAGTTGTTCCAAGAATACATTTATTGGAATTGCAATGCAAATTATTTTTGGATGTAGAAAAATAGAAAGAATAGCTGGTAAAACTCGTAGAAAACGTAAACGCAACGGATCTAAAAAAAATTGAAATGAAAATAATAATAAGTTAGTGTGGTTCAAGCAACATGTCAGTCATCTACTCCAGCATTCACGCGGTTCGCGATGCGTTCGCCGATAGTCCCTCGGATTTTCCACTGGGGTCTACTGTAAAGGTTCGTATTCAAGGAAAACGCAAGACAGAAACCTATCGTCTTGAAGAAATGTCCGAGATGCAGTCGTCCATGAAGTCGCTCCATTGGGTCTACGTTCATCCTGAACCTCGCCAACGAAACGCCATTGATTGGGCCGGCTACCACAACCAGAAGGCTCTACATTCCAGGTAAGCACCCCCCTACACCGCGTGGCAACACGCACCCATGCGATTCCAATGTGGTGGACTTTGTTGGGTTCAATTCCCATATCGCATAACTTTTTTTTATATTTTTTATACCTATGAACAAATTAGAAGAATTAAAAAAAGTTTCTAATTATTCTATCGTTCGTAAAAAGGCAAAATCATTGTATAAACGTGATGTGTTTCCGTCTACACGAAAGGAAAAAAAATACATGATTCAAAATAATAATGGTACCTTTGTACATTTTGGTAACATTCATTATGAAGATTTTACAAAACATAAAGATCAAACTCGTCGTAAAAATTATTTAACACGAGCTTCACATATTAAAGGAAATTGGCAAAAGAATCCATTTAGTCCAAATAATTTAAGTCTTACGTTAACGTGGTAAATTTCTAATACTATAGTATGCCAACAAAACGTATGACAAAACGCGTAAAACGTAAACAATCAAGAAAACAAAAATCAAAAAAGGAGGAAATGCGATTGATTATCAAACAAATTTAAAAAATTGTAATAATATATTTTCCAGTAGCAATGCTCTTATTAAATGTCCACATGCAGCATATCAATATGATTTTCCAGGTTTTTTTAGAAGAAATAATTTGTTTAGTAATAATCAAGCTATAAAAAAACTTGACATTGATGTTGCAAAAAAATTTTTTAAAGAACAATATTTAAGAGATAAAGGAGGAATTGATGAAAGAATGTATAACGAAAATACCAGAGAATGGTATACTGAATTTGATGACCATTTTGAAACATGGTTTAACAAAGTAAAAAAAGATGGTATAAACCCTGTTACTACAGATGAAAAAAACAGTTTTCTGAATAGTATTGAAATATTTTAGACCTCAACTATAAAAAATTTTAAAAGTTTTTTTAGGTTAATAGATTAAGCAGAACAAGTTTCGCAAGGTGCAATTGTAAATTGAGTAGTATGATGTTTTGGTTTACGTCTCAAATAATAAACCCCCGTTTTCAAACCCTTTCTCCACCCATAAAAGTACATGGAGGTTAATATCGTATATGTAGGATCTTTGATCCATAAATTTAAACTTTGAGATTGGCATACAAAGGCTCCTCTATCTACTGACATGTCAATGATATGCTTCATCGGCATTTCCCATACAATTTTATATTTTTGTTTTAAATGAGGAGAAATGTCTAGTTGTTGAACACTTCCATGATGTTCAATGATACTATTTTTTACTTGTTCATTCCATAGACCCAATGAAGACAATTCATGGACTAAATATTTATTCATCATGACAAATTCACCTGCAAGGGTTCGTCTCACATAAATGTTACTGGTAATGGGTTCAATGCATTCATTATTTCCCAATATTTGTGAGGTTGATGCAGTTGGCATGGGTGCAAGCATCAATGAATTACGTACTCCATGTTTCATGACTTCTTTACGTAAATCAGACCAATCCATAGACAATGTTGATTCATCTAGGTTCCATAAATTAAACTGGAATTGGCCTTGTGATAACGGCGAACCCTGAAAGGTTTCATAAGGACCATGCTTTTTTGCCAATTCCATACTTGCTTCAATGGAAGCATAATACATGGTTTCAAAAAATAATTTATTCAAACGAGTTGCTTCTTCACTATGAAAAGGAACATCCAATAAGAAAAAAGCATCAGCTAATCCCTGAACACCAATTCCCAAAGGTCGGTGTCTCATATTACTTCGCCGAGCTGGTTCAGTGGGATAATCATTGATATCAATTAAACGATCTAGATTTCGTGCAACCACTTGTGTCACTTCATACAATTTGCCATATTGAAATTTTCCATCCTTGACAAAGGTAGATAAGGAAATGCTTGCTAAATTGCAAACGGCAGTTTCATTCTTATCGCTGTATTGAATGATTTCTGTACACAAATTAGACGATTTAATGGTACCAATGTTTTTTTGGTTGGATTTACGATTACACGCATCTTTGTACAACAAGGAAGGTGTTCCCGTTTCCATTTGAGAATCTAATATTTTGAACCATAAATCACGTGCTTGTACCTTTTTAATGGCCTTATTTTGTTCTTCATAGGATTCATACAAGGTACGATACGCTTCTCCATAAACATCATTCAACCCAGGACATTGATGCGGACAAAATAACGACCAAGGTTCATTTTTTTCTACGCGTTCCATGAATAAATCAGAAACCCATAATCCATAAAATAAATCTCTTGCCTTTACCGATTCATCTCCCGTATTTCGCTTTAATTCTAACCATGCTTCAATGTCTGCATGATCCGGTGACAAATAAATAGAAAAAGATCCATTTCGTTTTCCGCCTCCTTGGTCTACATAACGTGCTGTTTCATTGAAAACGCGAAGCATGGGAACAATGCCATTACTGTATCCACCTGTACCTTCAATGAATGTACCGGTAGCACGAATGTTATGAATGTGTAACCCAATCCCACCAGCTCGCTTGGATATTTGTGCACACTCTTTTAACGTATCATAAATTCCATCAATGGAATCTTCTTTCATGGCCACAAGAAAACATGAACTTAATTGTTGATGATTCGCACCGGCATTAAAAAGAGTGGGGGTAGCATGCGTAAAGTATTTTTGAGACATTAAATCATAGGTTTCCTTGACGCGTTCTATTTCATTTCCATGAATGGCAATAGCAACACGCATCCACATGTGTTGAGGACGTTCAACCATACTTCCCTTTACATGGATAAGATAGGCACGCTCCAATGTTTTAAATCCAAAATAATCAATGTCATAATCTCTTGAAAAATCAAGCATGGATTGAAACACCTCTTGATGTTGACAAATAACCTTATAATAACTAGTATTGATGTATCCAGAATCGTGCAACAGTGTGGATATCTCCATCAAAGATGGGTTGGTATTTTTATGATTGTTGGAAATGACAATTCTTCCTGCCAAAGTTCCAAAATCTAAATGAGTCGTAGATTGTGCAGCACATTCTTGAGCAGTTAATTCATCAATTTTAGAAGTAGATATTTGATCATGCAATTGTTCAATGATTTTAATGGCTAGTTTAGGTACATTGATATGGGTTAATGGAGGAGACATTGAAACCAGTGTTTGAATACGCTGTGAGATTTTATCAAACAGCATGGGTTGTTTACTACCGTCTCGTTTGACAACTTCCATTACATATATATGAATAAAATATGTTTTAAATTAAAATATAAGTATCATATAAATGGCTGATTTAGATGTATTGCATGATGCTATTATTAATTATAGTCCTGATAAAAAAAAAATAGTGGATGATTATGAACGCATATTAAACGACATTGATAAAGATGATTATAAAGAAATTTACATCACACTGTTTTTACAAGCTATTATACCTAAAGTGATTGATAAAAACGATTGGGCGTTGCCTATTTTTGAATTAATTTTAAAAAAAGCATATGTTAATCGTGTATATTTAAATACTATTGATATAAAACTTGAACCCGTTGTTGAACCACCAAAACCTGAAGCGGAACCTGTAGTTGAACCTCCAAAAAATTTAAGTGGAGATATTATATTTTTGTATTTTAAAATTCAAGAAGCAATTGATTTAATTAAAACATATCCATCTATTTTTTATAATTCAGAATATGAGTTTAATTCAAAATCATCTACATTAATATTGAAATTAAATGCAATGTTAGAATTTAACGTGGATGTATCTAAAAATGTAATGTTTCAAATCATTTATATTTTTTTGGAAAACCCGGAATTACAACCATTATTAAAAAAATGCATTGAACATTTTACACCTTTGCACATTTAAAACGCCGACTTTTTAAATATGTAAATTATAAATAATTTTTTAATGTTTTTCTTCTGTTAGAAGGTTTCTTACTATATTTCTTTGTTCTATTATAAGTTCCTTTTATTATATTCTCATATTTTTCTTTTGGTATATCTTTAATGACTTTTTCTATATTAGTTTTTAATTCTTTATGCGTTAAACCATCTAATTTCTGTAATCTGGATTTCATCATACTAAAATAATTTTCTATACTATTTGTAAAATGTTGATATGGAACACTATATAATAATGTATTATGCTTATTTACTAATTCTTTTATTTTAGCGTTTCTATGACTACTTGCATTATCCAAAATAATTAATTTATTTTTGTATTTTTT